TTGGCTAAGTTCCCACAGTCAAACGCTACCATCACCGTGTAGCCCGTTGCCTCATGGATCGATGCACAGGTGGCAAACCCCTCACCCACAAACACGATCTTGCGGTTACCCCGCAGTTCATAGAACCCACCCTCGATCTTGCCACCCTTTAGAAAACGCTTGTTCCCCTCTGCGTCAATGGTTTGGTAACTCAGAATCTCACCATGCTGGTCAATGACTGGCACAACCAGCCGCCCAGCGCGATCAATCTTGATCCCGTGTGGTTCTATGTGCTTTCGCACCAAGTATGGATGGTCAGCAGACGCATCAGCATACGTCCCAACTTCGTCCTCTGCCTTCTCAGCAGCCACTGCTTGCGACACCAACCGATCAGCTTCCTTCTTGGCCTTGATCTCTCCTACCCACTTGTCATGCTCAAAGCGCTCAGTGAACGACATCGACCGCCCGATGTCAGCCACCCACTTGGCCTCAAAGGTTGGTTCTTTCCAGCAACCTGCAATCCCCACAGGGATTTTCCCGCTGGTGTGCAAGATGTACCAACCATCCAATGCACCCTTCTTACTTGATATATGCGCCACACGGTGTATCTCACCGTCAGAGATGATCTCTTTGACCAGCAGCCCTGATGCCTCACAGTGCCGCCGAAACCCATCAATGGGGTTAACCAAGTCTTGGCTCTCAGTAGCAGCCGCGAAACCGTTAGGGAATATTGTTGTTAGGGATGTCATTGTTGCTCGTTTCTTTTTGGATATGGTTTAACAAGATGTTCAATAGCACTAAGGTGGTCTTTTTGTGTCCCCTTACCGCCTCTAAAGGCAAAGTATCTACCCTTGCTGTGCTGCTTTATTTTTTCCACGGACGGAAAGTGTTTTTTTACATTCTCAAACTGGGTGTTGCCGCAAACAGCCCTAATGCTTCTGGATGTCCAAATTTTGCCGTTGATAAGCCAACCATCTCTGTCTAATTTCCGGCTTTTAACATTTGGGTTTCCGTCACGCATTGACCCAACATAATGGAAGCCACAGGCTTGATAAATAGTACCAAATTCGCCTGCCGCCTCATCAATGGTTGATGTAATTACTTCGTACTTCTCAGGCAACATCTTCATGCTTTGGCGAATCAGCTTGCTGGCGCTGTGTGGGTGCGCCCAATGAACGCAAGCACCACGACTAAGAAGGATCATTTTTCCCTCGTACCCGTACTTGCTCCAGTCTGCTCCTGCTATGCCTTTTTCCCGTGTAATTTTTCCAAGGTTTTCGGAATACTCAGGGCCATAACAGACAACCCCAGCACAGAAGTTTTCAAAGAAAATCCCATAAGAATGCCAAACAACCGCTGGCATACAACCAAGCCATTCATAGTCTTTTATGATTTTTTCAGCCATCTTGTATGTGACCTCCCTGACTTCTGCTTTTTTGATGTCAACATCAATGTCTTGCCACCAATTACCCAGAAGATCAGCATCAGAATTTTCTTGCCGCCTTTTTTCGCGTATTTGCTTTTGCCAAGCAACAGAATTGTCCAGTAGAAGATTCAAGATGCCCCCACCAATTCTGGCCAAATGTCTTTCCAACTCTCTTGGCACAGCATCTTGCGAGACAGAATCCCCTCGCTGGCCTGCTCTACCCTGACAGCCTCATAAGCAGACATCTCTCTGCGCCCAGTCAGGCACTGGTAGAGATACTGCTCACTGATACCAACTTTTTTAGCGAGCCGTTGGCGCTCAAATGGGGTTATTTGTGTGGTCATAGGACGCAGAGTCTAGCATGACGCTAGTCTACTGCTGGCAATAAATACCTAGTACAAACCCTTAAGGGTTTTTATTTTTGTTTTTTTTGCACATTTCCCAAAAAGGCACTAGCAAACCGCTAGAATCTAGCCAAGCCAGCAAATTTCTTGTTGGCCCCACGCCGTAAGGCCAACACTAAAGGAAAACAAAATGTCTCGTGTAATGCATCTCAACAAAAGCGGTTCAGGAATGTCTTTAAAGACAGCCTGTGGACGCAACATCTTACGCACTCCTATTTCCGGCAATTGGTTGGAATTCAAACAAGAATCTTTTATGTATCGTTGCATTAAATGCACCGAAAGCAAACAGTTTGAACTCAATACAAGAGCAGACGCAAAAAAAGCAAATCCGTTTAATTACAACGCACCATACAACACAGAGTTTTTGGGCGCACAACGCGCACAGGCTGATCAAGATTATTAACTCACAGGGGCTACGGCCCCCACAACGAAAGCAAACCATGAAACAAACCTACATAGTCGAATTCAATCCAACACACACACAAGGTGATTGGTCACGCATGGAATTCACTTCCATCACCAAAGCCCTTGGCTTTATTTCTTTGATGGTAAAACAAGGTTGCCATTGCCAAATCATGCCAGGAGTAACAGCATGAACAAGCACCGCCTCCACTACATTGATATGCGCCCACGCTCGTTGGACGCATCCACCTCCACCACCTTGAAAGATGTTGCCTTGGCTACCGCCATCGGCATCGCTCTCGCAGCCGCCTTGGTTGCTTGGTGGGCAGCATGAAGACACCAGCCTGTCCCGCAGGCATGGTTGAGTTCACCGCCGACTGCGAAGGTGTGACCCTAACCTGCCACTTAGAACACACGCCCTCCGAAGCTGGTGGATCAATCAGCTTGCTGTACTCCCCCACCTTCCAAGGAAACCTAACCCTTGTCTCTGCCTACCACCAAGGCGAAGACATTGCCCATATTTTGTTGCAGTACCTTGTCAACGAAATCGAAGAAGCCGCACTAACCCAACTGGAGAATTATCATGTCAATAGCTGAACTCATCGCAGCCTTACGCGCTGCCAAAGCCGCTGAAACAGCAGCCAAAAACGACCGCCTCAAAATCGAAGGGCTGATTGAAGCCCAGTTTGCCAAGCCAGCCAATGGCGAAGGCACACACAACGATGAAGAATTTAAGATTAGCTGGAAGCTGACACGCTCAGTAGACACAGCAGCAGTGCAGACCGCATGGGATGCCATCAGCAAGAACGCTCAAAAGGCATTCCGCTGGAAGGCAGAGGTTGACCTTGCCCACCTCCGCGCCCTGCAAGACCTTGACGCAGCCGCCTATGCGGAAGCTGCCGACTACATCACAACCAAACCCGCAAAACCATCCATTGAACTGAAAGACTAATATGGCATTCGACCTTAAATCAATATCCAAAACCAAACGAGTACGCGCCCCCAAGATTGTGTTGGTAGGCCAAGGCAAGATCGGTAAGACCACCTTTGCCGCTATGTCACCCAACGCCATCGGTATCCTGACCGAAGACGGTGCTGACGCAGTTAACGCCAACGCCTTTCCGTTGGCATCCAGCTTGCAAGATGTATATGCTGCCATCGACACGCTCATCAACCAAGACCATGAGTTCCAGACCCTGTTCTTGGACTCGCTTGACTGGCTTGAGCCGCTGGTGCAGGACTATGTGTGTAAGGCCAATAACTGGAAGAATATTGAAGCACCAGGCTTTGGCAAGGGCTATGTCGCAGCCGCCGAAGAATGGCGCAACTTGCTCTCTGGCTTGGAAGTCTTACGCGCTCAGAAGGGCATGGGCATCATCTTGATTGCTCACGACAAGATCAAGCGCATTGAAGACCCTCTTACCGAAGGCTATGACAGCCACGTCCTAAAGTTGCACGACCGCGCCGCAGGGTTGGTGCTTGAGTGGGCTGATGTGGTTGGCTACGCTGGCTACCGCATCTTCACCAGCAAGACAGACGCTGGCTTTGGCAACAAGGAAACCAAGGCCACCACAACAGGCGAGCGCATCTTGCACGTTGAACCTCATCCAGCACATTGCGGTGGAAACCGCTTTGGGCTTACCAATATGCCGCTTGACTGGGCGGCATTCCAAGACGCGCTGACCGCAGCGCAATCTTGATTTTTCAGTCCAACCTTAACTTTAGGAAAACAAAATGGCTTCTATTAACTTTGACGCATCTACCGTTGCCCCCCAAGCATCTTCTGGCCCAGTTCCCGCTGGCACTTACCTTGCACAATGTGTTGACTCCGATGTGCAGCCCTTGAAATCAGGCAATGGCACTGGCCTCAAGCTGACCTTTGAGATCATTGATGGTCAGTACAAGGGTCGCCGTATCTGGGAAAACCTTAACATCCAGCACAGCAACGATGACACCCAACGCATTGCCCAGTCGCAACTTAGCGCCCTATGCCATGCCGTGAATGTCATCAAGCTGCAAGACACCGCTGCCTTGCACCACAAGCCAGTCACCATCAAGGTGGTGGTGCGTGAGGCCAAGGGAGAGTACCAAGCCAGCAACAACATCAAGGGCTACGAGTCTGCTGGTGGTTCTGTACCCGCATTCTTAGCACCTGTGGCTGACGCTGCTCCCGCTGCGCCTGTGTCCAAAGCACCAGCTTGGGCTAAGAAGTAATCATGGCAGCACTACCCGCTGCGGTGGTAGACCCTGTGACCGATGCCATCTTTGCCCATTACAAGGCAAAGTACGGTGTTGAGTCACAGCGTCCATACCTTGGGGCATCTGCCATTGGCAAGCCCTGTCTGCGCCAGCATTGGTACTCATTTCGCTGGTCTAAGCCTGCGGAGTTCCCAGGCCGCTTGTACCGAGTCTTCCAAACTGGACACTTGCAAGAGCCAAGGGTCTATGCCGACCTGCGTGCCATCGGTTGCACGGTGTTTGACATCAACCCCAACACTGGCAAACAGTTTGGATGGTCAGAGCCTGAGACTGGACACCATTTTCAGGGCAACTGTGATGGCATCGTGACTGGCTTACCCCAAGCACCGAAGTCGCCACACATCTTGGAGATCAAAACCTCGTCTGACAAATACTACAAGGAAATGCAGAAATCAGGCGTAAAGCAGTCCAAGCCCGAACACTACGCGCAGATGCAATCATATATGCACTGGTCTATTGCAGAGTTTGGTGACGATGGATGCCGCCGAGCAATCTACATTGTGGTCAACAAGGACAACGATGACATTTACACCGAGCGCATTGACTATGATGCAGCCGAGGCCAAAGACATCGTTAACAAGGCACTGACAATTATCAGAGCAAACACGCCGCCTGTGGGGATTAGCACTGACCCATCGTGGTACGAGTGCAAGTTCTGTGACTATCACAGCATCTGCCACGGTAGTGATGTCCCAGCCCCAACCTGCCGATCGTGCGCCCAAGCCACGCCGGAGATGGATGGCAAAGCACGCTGGACTTGTGCTGCCCATGACAAAGACCTGCCAGTAACCAAGCAGCGCACTGGGTGCAGTTCCCACCGCTACATTCCAATATTGCTTGCCAAGACAGCGCACCCCGTTGACATGGTTGGTGATGCGGTGGTGTACCAACTGGGCGACAAGCAGTTTGTCAACGGTGACCCTGCAATTGATGTGGCACACTTTGCCAGCGCCGAGATACACGCCTGTAAGGACAAGGCCGCGCTGGTGAATGAGTTTGTGACCGACCTACGCAAAGAATGGAAAGGGAAATTTGTATGACCACGCCAATACCAATACAAGAGATCACGCTGCGCGACTATTTTGCCGCCGCTGCCTTGCAGGGTAAGTTGGCTGCTGGCGCTACCCACGAGAAGACAACCGTAAGGTTGGCCTACCAGTTTGCTGACCTGATGTTGGAGGAGCGCAGCCGTGATCCTGCGTGACTATCAGTCCCGCGCAGTCACCGACCTATTTGACTGGTGGACAAAGCACCAAAGCAGCGCCGACATACCGCTGCTGGTGCTTCCGACCGCCGCAGGTAAGTCGGTGATCTGCGCCGAGATTGTGCGCCAGATGTGGGATCAATGGCCTGACTACCACCCTCGCACGGTGGTGCTTGTGCCGTCTAAGGAATTGGCAGAGCAGAACGCTGCCAAACTCCAAGCCCTGCTGCCTGACCGCATCCATGTGGGGTTTGTCAGCGCAAGCCTGGGCAAAAAGCAGCACAACGCCGATGTGATTGTTGCCACCATTGGCAGCATCCACAAAAGCGCCCATTTGCTAGGCGACATCAAGTGCGTCATCATTGACGAGGCGCACTTGGTGGACACCAAGGCACAGGGGATGTACCGCAGCTTTCTGTCCAAGCTGGGCGATATTTGCCACTTTCGTACTGTGGGCATGACCGCCACGCCGTTTAGGGGAAATCAGGTTTGGCTGACTGACGGTGACGATCCGCTGTTCACTGGGATCGCTAGCCGAGTGTCAATGCGTGAACTGCTTGATGCCAAATTTATCGCCCCCCTTGTACCGCCAGCCGCCCCAATGCACATCCGCATCGATGCCAGTTCAGTCGGCATCTCCAACGGTGATTACAAGGTTGGTGAGTTGTCCGATGTGGTTGAAAAATACTTGTCACAGGTGGCTGTGGAAGCCACCAAACTGGCATCTGACCGCCTCAAATGGATCGCCTTTACACCTAGTGTCAAAAACGCCGAAAGCCTCTCAGACCGCCTCAATTCTTTAGGTGTTTTGAGTGAGGTGGTGTGCGGTGAAACGCCGCCCAAAGAACGCGCCGACCTAATCCGAGACTTTAAGACTGGCGACATCCGCTGCCTTGTGACGGTCTTGGCCTTGTCGGTGGGTTTTGATGTGCCTGATGTAGATTGCATCCTGTGGTGCAGGCCAACTAAGTCGCCAGTTCTGTACGTCCAAGGCATGGGTCGAGGCACTCGCATTGCTGACGGCAAAGATGACTGCTTGGTGCTTGACTTTACCGACACGGTGGAACGCTTGGGGCCAGTGGACACAATCAAGGGGCGAGCCAAGCGCACGGGTGGGCCGCAAGAAGCCCCATTTTGCGTCTGCCCTGATTGCGGAGAGCGCAACTTAGCATCGGCATTGGTCTGCACCGCCTGTGGCGCAATCATCAGAGAGCTAGTGGCTGAAGTCAAAGATGTCAAAGTGTCCTACGCTGCGCTGCTGTCTGCCCAATCAGCCGAATTGATTTGGCACGATGTCAGCAGGGTTGACTACAAGCTGCACCGCAAAGAAGGCAAGCCTGACAGTATGCGGGTGGACTACTACGATGGCCTGTTGCGCTGCGCCAGCGAGTGGGTGTGCTTTAACCACAGTGGCTACGCACGGCAAAAGGCAGAGAACTGGTGGTTTGCACGCGAGAGAGGCTACCACCCACGGGGCGTGGACGAAGTGCTGGAATGGTTGGAAATTAACACGATCAGACAGCCAGCCAAGATTGCAACACGCCGAAACGGAAAATTTACAGAGGTAAAAGAATATGAATTTGATCGAATTGAACGCCATCAAGACACACTTGAAGCAACAGCTAACGCAGCTTGACAAGATACAGGTCAACTGCCAAACCTGTACAAAATTACAGTCAGGGGTATGCCAAGAATTTACCGCCAAGCCACCAAAAGAGTGGTTGACAGGCATGGTTGACTGCAATGTGTGGGAGTGGGACTCTATCCCTTTCTAGCGGTATGCTAGAATTTATACTCAATCAACGAAGGAGACAAGAAATGAGCAAGATAAGAATCCAATTGGTAGAAGACGAAGAAACCCCAACCGTGTTTGAGCGGTTTTGGGACAACTTGATGACGTTCCTAAAGTGCGTTGGGGTGTTCGCCGCCATTTGCTTTGCGATTGGGTACTTCAGCAACACCGAAGCACAGACTAAGCAGTGCGAACCCACTAAAACAGTTTTAGCAAGGAGTATTTTCAAATGAACCACAAACCAGCATTTCCAATACAAAGTTATACGTGCGCTGAAAAAGGCTTGACCATACGCGACTACTTTGCAGCCGAGGCTTTGCAGGGGATATTGACAGACGCAGAAATTGCAATGGGTATTTCTGAAATAGCAGAACTGGCGTACAAGTACGCAGACGCAATGATGAAAGCGAGGGGAGTATGAACCACTTAAAAAATGTATGGGAGTGGCTGATAAACCACTGGGTG